AATTCGTACCCGCTGTTGTGCCGGAGTTGCCGGTTAAGCCCCAACCACTACCTGCTGATGGTTGCCATGTAGGTGCCAAGCCGTTTCCATTGCTGGTAAGAACCTGCGCAGCTGTGCCATATCCTAACGATAAAGGGTTATAATTGATTACCCCGTTTGTATAAGCCCCTCCCGCCCTTTGCTTTTCGCCCGGATAACTAACAGCGTTCATCTTATTAAAAAACGCCTGTGATAAAATGCGGTAACCCCTATCATTCGGGTGTATGCCATCGCTTAGATCGGTTAATGGGTTGAGCGCCGACCCGCCGCGAACAACAACACAATTTACCCCTACGCTTGCCAGGAAATCAACCGCATCGTAAATAATGGCATTGTATGCCGCGCAAAGTGCGTCACTTCCGCCATTAGCTATGTATCCAGCAGATGTTTGGCGACTGGCATCATCCACATACACGGATGGCTCAAATTGGGATGATTGCTGGCCGCTGGTTCCCGCCGCCCAATTGAGATAGACGGCATCGCCGCCGGTTATTGAGGTTACGGTTAAAACAACCGTATGCATTGAATCTGTTAATCCTGCAATTGGAATTAGATAGGGAGCGAAAGTAGCCCCGTTCACACTCACAATATTGGTGGCCGGTCTTGCCCATGTATATTTTACAGTACCATCAACACTGATCGTAAATGCTCCGGTGTTGCCGTTTTGATTGATGGTAGAAAGCAAGACGGTTGAACCCTTAACCCTAAATGTGGCCTTTGCACCTACAGATGTCGTTGCCTTGGTTAAACCACCGTAAACTCCGGGTGTTGTCCAGGTGCCTGTATATGTTATAGATGTACCACTGGCCTTTAATTTGGACGAATCCCTAAGCCCCAGCCATGCCACATTATCCATTAGACCGTATTTGTAATAATTATAGTGATTGGCAGATGCGTGTAAACGATAATCATTAACGGAAAGTTCCAGTGTAGACTGAAACCCAGGCACTAATGTTTGGGCGAAAATTGTAGTTGCTTCATCGCCTATACATGCTCCATTTTGGGCATAGTCGAATAACGTAAGCCCCCTATTTACCGACACTATCTTTTTATAGGATGAATCAATCACGCTGGCGCCAACACCATTCGCAATACTATTGCCATATACAAGCAGCGCCGATCCTACCGAAAGTCCACCGATTGGCAATGATACGTTTCCGCTATCAACCCTAAACCCGGTCACATTGTTTACCATTAGAGTTATAGGCCGCTTATTAAGCGTTGATAGTTCAAGCGTTCCGTTCCTAACACCCGCGCCGGAATTGTCGCCTACAGCCGTTAGTTTTCCAAATAGCAGCCCATCCTGATAAAATGAATGTGCATTATATGTTGTATTTACAAAACTGGTCTGTATGGCGTCCAGGTTGCTTGAATTATTTGTAATTAATCTATTAAATATTGGCGAATTGGTTGTGCTAAGGCGCTGATTTTCGACTGGCTGTTTTAATGCAAGACCGGCTGTAGTTCGGGCTTGACTGGTAAACACTGTGCTATCAACTCTAAATGTACTGCCAGTAAGCTGCATACCGAATCCTGGAAAGTACGATCCGCCACCGCCGCCACTCAATAAATTCCATTGCCCACCGTAATACATATAAGGTAGCCCATCCGCTGGCCTTATTGTCATACTGCCACTCTTGACCGGTACGGAGGCGTTCCAGTACATCGTTAGCGTGTCCCGGTACGGAATCTTAAAGGCTGAATCTGCTATTAATCCTTTATACTGGAATCCATAGGCATTATTAACCTGCGGTACCTGAGCATTGCCGGTGAAAAATGACAGAATAAAAACGGAGAAAAGTATTTTTTTCATAACTGATTTTAAATAAAAAAGTGCCGATACGTTTTAGCGTGCCGGCACTCTCGGTGCTCTGATTATATGACTTCAAAAGTAAATGAAATATTTACTTTCAGGTTCTAAAAATTTACCACTGGCAGCAATCCGATATTCTGGGCACGTGTTTCAATGCCAAATGAGCCTGCAGATAGATCGTATTTTTTGGGTAGTTCCACCTTACCTGCAGAGTTGTAGCCAGCGGTGCCGCCATTGGAATGAACCAACCCACCAACGCCGCTACCACTTACTGATATCGGGTATTGATGGGAATGGTCCTGCCCCTGGAATCCTTGAAAACCGCCCGGAATGTTTTGTGTCCGCTCTGAATCTGAACCACCGACCGTTTTTAGTGCCCGGATAAAATCATTCATCAAGTTTGGCAGGGTGAACGTATCAACCCCGTCACCATCGCCATAACAGCCTTTGTACGGATAGATTGTTTGGCCGTTTACTACCTGAGTTGTGATTTTAGTGGCTTCGGCTATCGCATCCCCTTGAATTAATTCCCACAGCCTGGCGTATTCAACCCGGCTAATCTCCGACCCATCCAAAAGCAACTGATTGGCGGCTATTTTATGACCGTAGGTAACTGACCCTACCTTGTTATAGTCTACGTTTCCACTGATGGCGTATAAATACAAGCCGTTTTTAAGCAGCCATACACCTTCGCCCATGGTTAGGAAAAGGTAATCAAGTACCTGACCGTTATAGATAATACTTGCCACCGGGTCTGAAATTACTTTTGCGATCTTCTGACTACCGCCCGTAACTTGTACGGGAAACATCTTGTTTTCCGGGATGGTGGAAATTAAAGGCATGGTAATTTCAATGGAGCTTGCCCCGGCTGCGACCGCCAGTAATGATCCTGCATCGGCTACGTCCACCGTGTAATCTGCTGCCACATTTATAATCCCCAAAATCAGGCTATTAACCACGTTTACCGGGCTGGCAACTGAAATCTTTGGCAGGAATGAAACCACAATCCTTTCCCCTGAATTGTAAACATTGGCCGGGTCCGTATTGGTAGCCGTTCCCGCAACTGTGTCCTGTGCCCAATCTTCGAACAATACCCCGTCACGGTGAATATGGTGAATGTCAAAGTTTTGAAAGATGGTGTTTGTCAGCACAATATCACCTGTCGCCGGGTCGCCTGCATTACCCCCGTCAACCAGTAAATGCAAATCCGGCTGTAAGGCGTTGGTAGTGTAAGCCGGATCAACAAAGAAATCTATCCTGATTTGCCCTAAAACAGACCCGTTCCAGTCGAATATCTTTACGATATGTGGAACCGCGTTAGCAACGTTCTTTGTCCATTGCCTGCTTGCCGGATGTGGCGCTGGCAGGTCGTAAATACCTACCGGAGCCGTTGGTGCAGTAGTTTCGTAATACACTACCCGCAGGTCGTTGGTGATGCCGGTGAAGCTGGCTGTAAGGTTGATGTCCATATTAAGTAGTAAATTCTTCGAGTTGAATTAATGTATTTGTTCCGTTGCTGTCGAAAGGTCCAAAAGACTTCGACCAGATATTGTAAACTACGCTGGCGGTTTCATCCGGATTTGCGCCGCCGTCTACGGTCTTGGTTCCGTTGTTGGCCCCTCCTTCCCGTAAATCAATGGACCATCCGGCCATGGGATAGGTAGCCTGGCCGGCCCGCTCCCATTTAGCCCCTTCATTTTTTACAAACTGTTTTCCGTCAATGGTTATATAAGAGCAACCAAAGATCCTGTTGAGTTTATCAATGATGTAATCGGGAACACCCTTTGCAAACGAGATCGTGAACTTAAATGTGCGGTAAGCATAGGACCGGATCATTACCTCCCTTAATATCTGATCTTCATAAATGGTGTCTTTGCTCCCCGGTGTCATATTACCAATTCTGGCATCTACACGAAGGTTAAAGACTAACCCCTGCTCAAACACAACCCCGTCTTTATTGGTAGCGTTTTTATAAGCAATCATGACTGTTCTCAGGTGTTGGTCTTTCACGCATATCCATTCGCTGCGCATAACAATGGGCGTGCCCAACGGGTCGCCTGCTGTAATCTTCAGGTAATAACAACCAGCGGCCAAAGAATTTAAAGCTACATTGGCCACGTACACATCAAACGGCTGGCCAATCAACCCGCCTGATCCTCCTGTGGCTGTCACCTGGGCCTGGCTGTTGCCGTACACATCAATTATATCCACGGTTGCCGGCGCCAGGTTGCTTTTAAATTGAATGGTAATTGCGTCCCCGGTCTCCCACGGATTCTCATACTCTACAGTTTGCTCCCATTCGGCTATCTGATCAGCAAATAAATAGTCATCAAAATGCTTGGTGTGAAACGCTGCAGATTGAGATGGGTTGACCTCTACAAACTTCAGCGGGTTCAGCGGTTCTATTGTCAGGAAATTAGCCATGAATCATTTTGGTTAAATCGTTTGCCAGATGGCTTAATAATTTAAATTCTTTACTCTCAAGTGTTGCCGGCTGAATCTCCCCGGCTAATAGAAATCCCTTGTAGGCGCTCCCGTTCCAGGTAAAATCAATATACCCTTTGGTGTTGGCCATGAGTTCGGCGAAGTTGATAGGGACGGCTGTCCTTACATTGAATACATACGGTTGAAAATAGGGGTCGCCTAAATCTCCGATATTCACGTTCCCTTTTTCTTTGCGGATAATGGCCCCGTCCCGTGTTGATAGTTCCGGGTTTTTGTCGGTCGTTTGGAAAACAATCTGCTTACTGTCCAGTTTGTGCATGACGGACCGGATGAACGGACCATGAGCGAACAGGCATCGCTTAGGACTGAGTTCAATATTAAAAGCTGAAGCCGGGAATAATAATCCGGTGATGGACGTGTAAACTTTACGATACAGCTTTTTGAAGTTCCCCGAAATGGTACCGGTTACCAGCGTTTCAGACACCGTGGCTTCGACTGTTGTAACCAGGTTGGAAATGGATCCGCTCAACCCGGTAAACGGAACGACTGATATAACCCTGAACACGCCATTGTTTGAAGCGGTGCCCGATATCGTGTAAGTCCTGCCCGGGACAATCGGGAAAACATTGTCTACATAAAAGCTATTCCCGGTTTCAAATGAAAAGGTGATTGCAGGGTTTTCATCGACGGCGTTTAAAATAAACACCTCGTTATCTGAACTGGAATCGGTTGTTTTCTTTGCGTCCAAATTGATGCGAACTACTTCAATGCCGTACATATCCGCCCGGGCAGGGTTTACCAGTTCCAAAGACTTTGGCAGCCTGGTTATTGGTGTTGTATATTGATGAGTGGTGTTAAATTCATACTTGCCATTGATTGCATCAAACTTGGTATCTTTTGAAGCGTAGCCTATTTTGATGGTGTTGAAAATATCCTCCGTGTCTACTGTTAGTGTACAACTCTCAACATCCCCGAGGTTTAGGATTGAAGTATTGGCATCAAAGAAATATTGCCGCGGTTCCAGAACAGCATTCAGCCCGTTTACCTCCATGCCTATATGAAACAGGCAATCAACCGATTTAAAGAAACTGGATAGTGAGATTTTAATCTTCGCCGCTGGTAGGTTCCTGATTCCATCCCCGGATGTGTAAACGATATCCGTCCGGCTGGCCAGTAACTGCGAAACGGTGCTAAATGAAACACTCGATAGTTTTTGAATGAGCTTACGGAATAAGTCAAAAGCCGTGAGCCCCGGAACGTAGGTTTCTTTGTACTTGTAGGTAAATGTCAGGTCGATAGTAGTTTCACCAAAGTACATCCGTGCATCACCGGATCCAGCTGATAGCTCCCCCTGCATTTTGATACTTGCGCCATCCGGCAAAGTGATCGGTTGATTGATTGAGTAGGTGTACAGCTGGCCGCCTATCGCTGTTGATTCGTTAGCTATGTAGATTCTCTGATGGACCGCCCCGGCTTTCATCACCACAAACGAAACCTTCATATTCCCGCTCCTGTTTGGGCTTACTACCAGCTGCCCGGCAATATTCACGTCAAATCCAAACTGCGTCTCAAAGAACGGATTATCTAAGGTGCCTGCGTAATCTCTTGCCAGCATGGATGAAAGCCCCGCTACCCCGTAATTGTCCCCCTCTTTGTTTACGAACGAAACAGGCACATCGAATGATTCGCCGGTGTCCGTATCCAGGTCCACCCCGATATTTGGAATGATGTAATGATAGGCGTTTTGAAGTTCCAGACCATCCATGCGAACCTGAACCGTCTCGTCACAATTCAGATCAAACTCATAGAGCGTGTTTTCATTGGCCTTGATCAGTTTGGCAAGTCCTGCCTCCAATAACGCCACCTCAACAAAATCCAAAGAATCTTTGATCGTTGAGAAATCAATCTCCCCTTTGTAATAGTCGTTGTGCTGCCCGGTCGTTGGGTTGAGCTTCACGATTACCAGGTATGCTGGCGTTTCAATGCCCTGAACATTGTAAAATAAATGGCGCAGAATTTTTGCCCCGTCAAGAACAAACTTCATCGGTGTGGTGAACTGCCTGAATAGCGCCTTGTAGGTGGAATTTCTTTGAAACTGGATAGATTGCTCCATCCATCCGTTTGGGGTGTGTTTTAGCGGAATATACCGGCCCTGCTGCACACTTCCGTTAGGGGCTACATAATAGCATAGCCCATTTTCGGAGGTGATGAAATATAGAAATTCTTTTTGCATTTATACGCTTTTTGCGACCCATTCAACCCACGCCTGATCATGCTTTACAAACTTTTTCAACTCGCCGTTTTGGATAGACCAATGGTTCTCGACCTTGCCTTTTATAGTCTGCTCAAGGCTGTCCATTCTTGCATTTAATGTGTCCACTACCTTTTGCGACCCGTCCGGCATAGTTACCGGCATCTGACCAATGGCAGGCATGGCGTTTGCTTTCATCATGGCCATAAGGTCAGGGAATACCATATCCTTCGATCCTAAATAGGTGAGGGTATCCGTTGCCGGGGTCATCTCAATAGAACCGTCCGCACGTTTGATGAACTCGGGAACACCACCATCACCAACGATGGCCGGGCCTTGGTAGCTGCTTGTTTTACCGGTCTTGAACTTGGGAATGGGTGTTGCTAAGACCTGGGCTATTTGGAGTGCACCAATGGCGCCCACTGCGATTGCCAGCGGGATATTTGGAAGAGATGCTACAACAGCCAATGCCGTGTTTGCGATAATCTTACCAATGGTAACTGCCCGATCAAAAACCGCTTTCTTTTGGTCAATCTCCCTTTGCCGGCGCTCCAGCGCTTCCCGCTCTGCTTGTGCCTTTATGTTGATGGCCGTAAGTTTGGCCGCTTTGTCCTGTTCGCTTAAAGTTGTGGCGTTTACCCGGTCGATGTCTGCCTGTTTCTTTTTTTCAATCAAATCGATTTCTTCCTGAACCCTGTTTTTTTGTTCATCAAAATTGCCATCACCGATTGATTGAATGGTGTCGATCGCTTCAAATCCGAACTCCCTTAGCTTGGCTAAAAATGCCTTGCGCTGGTCAATGTCTTTATCCTGTTGTTCCTGTAATTTCTTGCGCTTCTTTTCGCCTTCTGATGCGATCCTGTCCAATTCATCCTGAATAGAGCTGCGCCCTGGTGCTGACCCCGGCGGCCCTTGTAGCTTTGCATCTTCGGCCTGTTTATTTAAAATAGCCTCGGTGTCTTTTACCCCTTTGGCCTGAATATCACGAATAGCTATTGCATACTTTTCTTCAGCCTGGATTCTTTCAGCGATGTATTTTCTTTGGATGGCGACCTTTTGCGCCTCGGTCAATCCTTTTTGGCTGATCTCTTTTTTCTCGGCTGCATTGATCGCGTCTTCCTGTTCTTTCAATTGGAGCTGTGCGATCCTTGTTTGAGCCAGGCCGGCCGTATAAATGGCGGCAATACGTTTGTCCAGCGCTTCATCTTCGTTGGCTGTAATGGCCTCGTTTGCCTTGATTATTTCCTGCAAGCGGATAACGTCCGTTTGGCGTTCGATCAGGATTCGCTGGGCGTTGAAGTCGGCAAAATCTTTTAATTGCTTGTCGTGTTTGGCTTTTGATTCCTTATTGTCCCTCCGATATTGTTCGGTTGTGATATCAGTATTATTTACAACCTTGTCTGTATATCTTTTTTCTTCTGCGGTCAGCTCTTGGATGGCTTTAATCTTTTCCCCGGTATCGTTTTTAAAATCCGCTGTAACGGTTCCGAGAACTGCCGCCTTGTTGGAAAATCCCCCCTCCCCAACCTTCGCATTGTTCGCCCTTATCTGGTCTATTTTTGTTTGAAATTTATTAACATCCTCCCCGAGTGAATCTTGCAAATCCCCTTTTTTGGTGGCTATCTCTTCCAACTTCTTGGAGGCCGCTGTGGCCCTTGCTTTCCGCAGGATTGCGTTCGATGCTTGGTCATACGCCGCCGCTGCGTTGCCGTTTAAAATATCTTCCTGTTTCAGGTCTTTAAAATATTGCGGATATAGGTCTTGTAAAGATTTAACATTGGCAATACGTGTTGCCATTGGCAGGTTTGTATCTTCAATTTTTGCCCGGAGCACTTTCAATTCCGTACCTTCTTTTGCCACATTTTCATTTACGTCTTTACCGAATGCAACAAGCCTTTCCTGTTGTTCAGCAAGTCGCTTGGTGGCTTCGCCGGCGCCGGCCATCTTGGCTATCAATTCTACGATGGCGGTTCCAATTAGCCCAAAGATTCCCGCAATGCCGACCCCTGGGAGAATGTTTGCAGCCGTTTTCAAAAAGCTGAACCCTTTGCCTAATAGATTGGTTTTACCCGCCGCCCCGCTGGCTGCTTCGCCGGCCTCTTTTACGATCTTCCCGTTTTCCTGAACCGCTGCGCTCACCACCTTAACCACATCGCTATTCTTCCCATGCTCTAATGCCAGTTTTGCCGTCTCGTCTGCCATTTTCTTTTGAACAGATGCAGCATTACCTGTGGCAGTTGATCCGGCTTCCTGCACCCGGCGAAACCCTTCCACAACGGATCTTGTTTTCTCTACTTCAGCGCCGGTTTTTTCGTACTCTATTTCCAGGGTTATTAATTCAGCAACAGCACGTTTGTATTCCGCACTATTGGTGTCTTTTGAAAATCCCAGGACAATGTTCCTTTGAACTTCGATCTTTTGTCCGAATGATTGATAGGAGCCTGTGAGTGATTGCAGCCGCCCTTCCTGTTTCTTTAACGCCTCAATGATCGTATTTGCTGATGCCTGGTAATTACCCACATTGCGGCCAAATTCACCAACGGATGTTTCAGCCTTGCGGATGGTGGCATCGAGGGTTTGAAATTCAGATTCCAGCGCCTTAAATTCTTTACTGGCCTCTTTTCCCTGAAATGCCAGGTCTTTCAATTCCCTTTTTAATTCAGCCAGGCGCTTTGTCCCGCGTTCGTATTCGGTGTTCAGCCCTAATTGATCCTTTGCTGCTTCCTTTGCCGCCTTATTGGCTTCCGCTGTTTGGAGCCTAAACCCCTGAAGCTGTTCATTGTACTCCGATTGAGCAAGTTTAAGTTTGGCAGTGGCCTTTGCGATATCATCCTGAGCCTCTTTGACCTTTTTTAAATCAGCAACGGTTTGACCGACGCCACCAGGTCCACCAATAGAGATTTTATATTGCTTGATGGCCTCAAACTTCGATAGAATGACATCAAGGTTATCAACAATAAACTGCTGATCCGCCTTGAGTTTCCCCCGGTCTACTATTTCGTCTATTAAACTTTCAGCCATGCTAGTTATTTAAAGTAGATATGTATTTATTCAGTCGTTTGATTCTTTCGCAATACTGGAAGACCGTAATTCTTTCGTTGATATGATATTTTGCATGATCGCTCAAAGTGATTAGAACCGATTGGAAATATTCGCGGGTTGGCTTTTCATTGCCGCCGTTCTCGTATCTCTTTTGTATAGCCATCAGCTGCTGTGCTTTCATTTGATGGCGAAGGGCGAATATCTTAGCCCGGGCAATACAATTATCCAGGTTCAAAATGTACTGCTCAACATCAGCCGGGTCTAAAATAAATGGAGCTTCAACCAATGCAATCAGTTCAGCCGCCATCTTTTCGTGATACATGATTTTCAGAAAGTCAACTGATTTTTGAACCAGGTCCATGTCTATTTCCAGTATCGAAACTTCTTTAAAAAGGGAGATATATAATGTATATTCATGATCGCCTAACGCCTGGGTGTATTGCTCCATGATCGTAGACCAAGCGCCTTCTAATTGTTGCTGAATGGCTGCTAATTGTTCAGGGTTGGATGCTCCTGAAATAACCAGTCCACCAAGATTGCCGTCGCAGATGCAGCGTATAAAACGCTCCAGCGGTAGTGTACTAATGTTTTGATACCACTTCGGTGATGGCAAGTCCTTCGGATACGGCATGCCCGTACTCTGCAAAATTGTAGCCCCCGGCTTCGGTATATATTGCGACTGTGACTGCATTTTCTGTTGCGTATTTTTTTGCCTCGCATCTAACTTTTGTCAGTAATGGATTTTCCCCATTTAAACTGGATTCAGTACAACCTGCACACATTCCCATGATCTTACTTTTTCATTTTTAAACCGGTTGCCGCTTCGATCTTGCTAAGGAATACCGGTTGAAGCCTTTCCTTGTATTCCTGGTTTGATCTTTCATTGAGCCCGAAGACTTTCTCCCCATACTTCTTTTTGATCTTTGCACTCTTCGGATCCGTGCTGTCAGTGATGATCTTTTCCCCGGTGATGTCAGTTTTTATACCCTTGTAAAAATTACCCTCATTGTAAAGGGTAACGTGGTCTGTGATGCTGCCGATACCAGTTCCGAACTCCTGTTTTAATCGAATGGTGAGCGGCTTATAAAACGGCGCTATTTGTTCGCCATCGGATCGTAATCCTTTCGCCATCTGTTCGGCGTTCAAGTCTGAAATGGTGTCCTTGGTTTCATTCAGGCTATCATGAACAATCTTATCAGTGTCCATGGCTTTGATTCGGTTGTATAGCGAGTGGATGGTGCCCATGGTTTCAATTTAAAAAGGATGGCTATCTCTTAACCACCCTTGACGGCTTCGAACCGCTGCCGGGCTTTGCCGGGTGAAGCAGCCCGTACAGCTCTTTAATTTTTTCCGGTGGCAAAAGGTGTTCAATCTCTTTAGTGAACTTTTCCTCATCCATTTGCGAAAGGCTGGCGGCGTTGAAGCCAATCGATTCGAACGTGATATTTTCCATAAGTCTTTTTTAAAGCCGCCACCCCGGAGGATGACGGCTATTATTTACAACCCACTGCTTTAATAATGGGCGTATTTGGTTCTCAAATACGTTTCGGTATCAGCAATGTCAGTGCTTCCGTGATTTGCTGTATAAACAAGGATCTCCGCTATCTGCTTATTTCCCAATATCCCGGCATAATTAAACAACTCAAGTTCAGAGGCCGCTAATGAAGTGATACCCCTGGCTGCGCTAACTTCTGCCCCATTGTTGATGCTGATATATGCCGTAGTGGTGCTCAGTCTTAACCTTATGGAATAGAACGTAGCGTCTGTGATACTTTGAGCTGTTGGCGGCGTTCCACTGGTTCCACCATAGGCCGAAACCTTATCATTGGCCGCGTCCCTTTTAATCGTGAAATTATCGGTTGCGTGGGCAAAAGGCCCATTGTTCACATCGGCGTTTCTTTGCATCCCAACCATGTAAATAGTTCCCTCTGTCAGCAGCACCTTTTCAACCCCAAACTGAGTTGACATATCTGCCGTTCCATTGCTATCTATTACCGGTAGCCCATTGATAACGCCGGTGACCAGTGATGGCCCCACGCTTCCCTTAAACATTGTCCTTCCATTGCCGCTTTGATCCGCCCATGCGGTTACCGTACTTGTACCGGTAACCCCTGCATTGGCCTTGTACCACGCCCAAAGATTAATTACGGTAGGTACGGTGCTTGCAATCTACTTGACAACTTCCAGGGCCGCTGCAGTCTCTACACCAGTTACGCCAGCTGCATCAAGAACACTCGGAGCGGCAAGGCTTACATACCATTTACCACCGGTAGCCAAAGCCGCATAAGCCGTGCTATCCATGGTCAGATCATACCCGGTACCAACCTGGGCAACTGATGTGATGGTAACAGCTGCGCCTGCAGCATCAACAACACTCCACCTCGCTACGTTGGCCAGTAATGCGCCAAACAGGGTCTTCATGCTGATTTTTGTCAGCAGGTCCGTGGTGAGCACATTAGCATCAATGTGAAATACATTAGCTGTGTGGGCAGAGCTTTCGGTTAATACCACATCTACCAAACCGGTAAGGCTCGATGTAGAAAGATTGGTGTCAATACACATGGCGTTAGTGATGAAATCACTGCTATCCAGGATGGAAACTGAAATCTTTGTAACCTTGGCATTTTGGCCGTCTTTGAAACCGGCGGCTTCCATCGTTACCAGGTATTGAACGCCGGAGAATACACCGTTCACATACTTGCCCCATATGCGGCCCTGGTCATCGAGAATAAAGGCGCTCAACAGCTGGCCGTCGAACTTCTTTAACTCTTTTTCCAGCGTGGTACCGGCCAGTACATCGAACTCTGCACCCCATAATGAATCCAGCAGTTTAACCGGTGTCCCGTAACCAAGCGTAGCCGTCTTAGCCGCTGTGGTCTTATCAGCCGCTCCAACGATTGCCGGTGTTGGGAAAAGTTTGGAAGACGAACCTTTCGCTAATTTCAATTTAGCTTTAAAGGCCGCTTCGAAAACTGCTATGGTAGTCCAGTCGCTTGAAGTAAATGTGGCCCCGCCCAAGATCAATTGTTTGGGTAAGCCACGGAAGATGTCGCATTGGATTTCGCCGGTATTCCCGCCGACTGTTCCGCAAATTGATATTGCCATTTTATTTAATGATTTGTGGTGATCAGCAGACTTTACGCCTCACACCGATTTTTAAATTTTTAATTTCTATACAATCCACAGTGTTGTTGAATAGATTCCCGGTGCCGTTACCATCTGCATCTTGCTTGCCCCAATATGGCCGGTCGATCTTTGTGTGCTCAATCTTTAAATCGCTGTCAGAAACAAGCTCAAAGGACGCGTCCAACTGTTTCAGCAGTTCGGCATAAATCGGGTACAGGATGGGAAGAAAAGTCTTGTCCCGGCGCTGCTGCATGGTCCATTTCGCATCACTGGGAACGGCTATCACAAAGTGCAAGCTGCATTTTGCATATAGATCCGTATTGCTTCCCATTGTTTCTTCAAAATCTGTTACCAGCCATACAAGCGGGTACTGCTTATTCTTATGAGTCGTGCTCTTATCCTTATCCGTCAGGTTGCGAACGATCTCGACGTAGTGCCCGAAATCATAATACACCCTTATTGGCGTGGCCCTGAGTTTAAGAACATTATCCGCAGCCTCAACCACTCTCCCAATGATATCCGGTATGTATTGGGTGATGATCATATTCCGTAAGCATTTGTCTTTTGAAAAAACTTAATGTTAGGCGGCTGATAACCCCAACCTGAATAATTGATGTACCCCTGCCAAAGTGGATAATCCGTTTGCTTTGACCACAGGAAAGACCACAGCTGCCAGTTCCATTCAACCATCTCATTCCAGGCCCTGGCCATCTTATGGCGGGGAGATGCTGGCCGGCTGTTTTCGGCTTTGGTGGAAACTTCCCCAAGGCCCACCGTTTGAGTCGCATCGTCTTTCAGAAAATGCCAGTAGACGTAATTGGCAATCAGGCTCTGCTTATTGGTAGATGTGCTTTCACCTACGATGAGCGATGCTGACCTGATGAAGAACGTATCTTCATCGGTAAAGGTGAAACCCCCTGTTAATGTCAGCAGATCATCAGCTACGTTGTATTCATCGACCCTGAGCTGTCCAACGCCCCGCTGCTCAATGGTGAATACCTTCCCTACCAATGATGTCGGGATGGTCATGGAAGCGCTGCCGGCTACCGGATCGTATGTTTCGCCGCGGCCAACAACCAGCTCCAGGATATTCACCCCTTCGCTGATACTTACCACATCCCCATTTGTTTGGATCAAGCCTTCCCATTTTTGCAGCTTGCCTGACAAGTCCGTATATTCTGCCCCATATAATAGATCCGTCCATTTTTGTTCAATGACGGTTTCTGCCAAACCAGCCATGAACGCCTTGTAAAAAGCATATCCAAAGATGGTTTTCAGCAGATCCCTTTCCTTTAACTCAATGAACAGGTCCAGGGATTCCTGTTCCCCGATCCTGTTTTGAGGAAGGTTAAGCTGGCCATTGAAATATGAACGGTCTATGAGCGGCATGTTTTACGCTGGTTGTTTTACGACTTTACCGATACCCAGTCCTTCAAACTGCTCAGCGCACTCTTTTGAAACAACCGTTATACCCAAAGGCATATGCTTGTTTTCTTCGGTCACCTCAAAAAACACATCATTTGGATTGCGCGGAGATTCCCCCAATACGGAAGTGCTGGAGCTGGTGCTTAATTCCCCTAACGAAAGCGGCGATGCCTGAACCTGGCCTGGTAGGCTTTCCGGGATCGGTTCAACCTCGGGCTGATCGTTGATATCTGATTTTGACTTTGCCATCATTGTAATTTTTGATACGAAAAATAGGGCCGGTGGTGAGCGGTTTATAGCCCGCCACCAGCCCGGTTAATTAGGTAGTGATTGCAGTCTTCACTGTAGCGAAGGTTTGACCCTTCACGATGGCCACTGCCCGGATGGCAGAGATCCAATCGAAGTAGTACTGCTCAATCACGGTTGAGAACATATTCTGGGCGAAGTCGGTTCCGTTGTAACCAATCTTTACCAGCAAACCACCACGCAGCATGATGTTGTACTGCGTCAAGTCGCCCACAATCACATCATCAACCGCCATAGCAGGGTTACCCACCCATGTCAGGTTGTTCAGGATTTGTGGAGGCATTAAGAACCTGCCTTGTGAATCCATCAGGGTGCTGAGGGCATGGTTACGGAAGGTCGACATAATGGCTACGTTTGCCTTTTGGCCGAAAGTGGCATTGTCAACCTGGGCAGCCATAGCGTCAATTGCCAGGTAGTCGTTGTAATTGGCCGTGATAGCGCCGCCCCTTGCTGTCTTATAAGACGTGCCGGTGTTGTAAGCCGTGGCTGCTGCCAGGATATTGGTGAGCACCGCCGTATTAATACGGTTGGTTACATCGATCTTGCCTTTCCCTATGATATCAGATTGCAGACGGGCGAAGTCCATAGAAAACTCCTCGGTGAAACCGATCAGCATCGCTTCCTTTTTGTAGGTCGCGGTCTTCAGCGTGTATCCGTACTGAACCAGCGGCTTTGTTGCGCCCTCGGTAACGGTTGCAGATACACCGGTTTTAGCTACTTCCTCAAACCACATGGCCATAGGTGTATCCCACCCTACATTCACAATGTTGCACAGGTCGAATACCCATGATGTATTGCGGTACTGGCTGATGATGGAGCTATTACCGCCAATGCGAAGCAATGAAGCCGCATCAATAGACTGGAAGATAGATGCAGCCGTTCCGCCGTTAATACCTGAGATGCTTGCAACCGGGCCGACCGCCTTAGTTGTGTCGTGCGGGGTCATTACAAATTCACCCTTATTGTTTTGGGTAAGCATGAATGTTTTGGTACCGCTACCCTGGTTATACACTTTTGCCAGCTCGTCCTTGCTTTCGGCAAGGGTTTCAGCGATTGATTTACCAGTTGCGCCGGAGGTATTCACCTTCATGGCGATCTCGGTAAGCGTGGTGCCCTGCTTTTCAGCAATGGTGGTTAATTTCTCGAGTGCTTCCTTGGCTGTGTTTTGGTAAGCCTCAAACACTTCTTTGGTTACTGATCCTTTTGCTGCTTCGATGGCAAAATCTTTTGCCTTTTGTTCGTATGCGGCTAACTCGGATTTAATTGCGAGACTGGCCTGCGGGCCTACCGTATCGGCAATGGCCTTTAATTCTTCTGCTGTTAACATTTCTGTTGATTTAAAATTTAATGAATTGTGTTTCCATTATTGCTTTCAGATTTATCTGCGGCTGATTCGGAGTGGCAATAACCGGCTCCGTCTTAGTGCTATCTGTAGAACATTCTTGAACTTCCATGGTGGGCGTCATACAGTTGGATGCGAATAAAACTGCTGATCCCTCAACTACCTGAGCTTCCAGCACTGCCCAGAAATACCCCTCATCCTCTGCATCTTTTCGGTTGGCCACGATTTCGATGTACTTATCCCAGTTTTCCTTTTGAACCGGGTAATCGTCATCATTTATGCAGATGACGAATTTCTTATACCGCATGCCCACGGAGTGCCGCTTAACGTATCCTTTTTGGTACTGGCCGAACATGAACTCATTGCGGTCCTTGTCAATGGTACCAGTGAAAACCAGGGCTTCGGTATTTCCTGGCAAGTCAATTCCCATTTCTTTCCAGGTCATCAGCTTTGCTTCACCCTTGCAGCCTTCCGCTATCACATCCTCAAATCCTCTTTCATGTTCTTTCAGCAGGTAAAATCCGTTCGCCTTATTATCAGCCAGTGACTTTTTCCAAAGGCCGGGAACGTGCACATCCCCATGGGAATCGAAGTAGTTTGTGGTATTGATCACCACTACCACTTTTATTTTATTCGGGTCGACCTGGGATGCAGCTACCGCCTCAGCCTTACTTACCAGGTGACCTTTCTCATTTATAAACAGAGTCGTATGGTAAGCCTCGTCGGCTATCTTGATACTGCTTTTTTTAGCATGAGTGATCAGCGCTTCATTCTTTACAAGGAAGTCGTAAAGCTTTTTTCCTGTCAGGTCATGAGGTATGATTGCTGGCTTCATTTCTTAATCATTTTACCCTCTTTCAAGGATTTTTCTTTGTCTTTTATCGCTTTTTCAATCGCGGCTTTATCCACTTTAGGCCCCGGCTGCGGCTGGTTGTTGTTGGTTTCCATCGTTGGTATTTTGTGTGGTACTCCCAGATGTCCGCTCGCCGAACTTCCAACCCAGAGCCACTAATTCATGATAGTAGTTGTTTCCAAATTCGTTGCTGAGTGGGTCGCATCCATTCATTGCCCGCCATTCGTTCATCGTTATCAGGTTGTTGACAAACTCAATCAGGTACGCTTCATTTCCTGCTTTGCGCGATTGGGCTTTTTTCAACGCGTCCCCCTGAAGAACTGGCACATGTGAATAGTCCTTGGTAATCGTACAGTTGTTTTTTTCGGCCTCGAACGCTTCACTCAACTGCTCATACACCATGTCGGCGAATGGGATAACAAAGTCCTGGTACAGTATTTTTTTAAAGGCGTCCACCTCTGTTCCGTTCATGCTGGAGCTTTTGCTATTCGCCATCAGCTTGTAAGGATAATTCAGCGCGTCACAAACGATCATCGTATCATCTTCGGCCCATTCTGTTAGCATCAGGTCCCGGTAAGGAACGCCCATCTGCTGCCATTTCATCGCGCTATTGGCAACTATGAATTTCCACTGGCCGGACTTTAGCCCGTAACGCATCAGATCGTTTTGCAGCGTTTCCTTTTCTTCCGGGTCCGCGGCTATTGCCCCATTAGGATCAATTTCCGGAGTGAGAATACCCAGTGCCCCGCGGTAGTTGATCAGCATCCCCTTTGAATTATAGATGCCCATCAGGTTACTGATATTCTGCGCCAGTGGCTTTATCGGGCTGCCTGGTAAAAACAGGTTGTCAAATCCCGGGGTAATGTCTCGAAGCACTATCACATCATCCGGTATCAGGTTTGTTTCTTCATCCCCGTACTTCACCTTTATATTGGTTATAAATCCCCTTTTTAGATTGAAAAACGTTTGCTTGGCAAATGACAACTCGCACATATAAGGCGGGATGATCCATAGCGCCGTGGCGTCCGTATTTGGGAAGCCTGATGGCTTAATAGGAAGCAGCACACAGTATCCGAATAGCCGTAAGTAGATCGCGGCCTGTGCCTCGAACTGCTTACCGTTCTGTAAAGCATTTGGCTTATTCAACAGCGCCCTTAATGATTTCGCATACGGGCTGTTAGAATCTTTGCCGGCTGTGTTTTTAATCAGGGTGTTGCCATTGGTGAATGCGTAAGCCTGCTTATTGATTATCGAATAAACAGGGGCACACTGCTCGTAAGCTTTTACGATGCTGTCCAGGTTATTGTAACTGAAATAAACATCTAAACCGCTGCCAGTATTGTCAAAGAGCCATCCGCTATTGCCAAAGGCTGATCCGCTTGGCCGGTAGCTGCCGGGCATTACCGGCTGCGCTGTCATTTGCCCCAATCCCAAAAAAGACTTGGCAGCGGATCCTGCCCGGGTCATTATTTTATTAAGAGATAAGTCTTTTGCCATGGGCTGAAATAAAAAAAGCCGACACCATTTACGGTACCGGCTTTCATGAAGCTGTTCATTATGTGTTGCGGCAACGGGACTCGAACCCGTGACCTGGAGATTATGAGACTCCCGGGCTACCAACTGCCCTACACCGCGATTTTATTAAGCTATGAACCTCTGTTGCGGTTTCCCATGCTGAATTGCTATTGTAACTTTACCATCAATAGCAGATATGATATTACGCTTTCTGCATTTATCACAATTCACAGAGATGACCGCTGATATTATTGTTCCGGTGGCAATATGATGCTCACAACCAGCACAAAAATATTTCTTTGGTTCTGCCATATTGTTTTCAAAAGTAAATAAATCATTTACTTTACGGGGAAATATTTTTTATAGGCGGATTTTATCTCATTCCCCACCATCCATCTTTATACATTTCTTCAAGTTCTTTTTTGGTAAACTGCAAAAGTATATCGCAAAGGAAGCGCCCAAAGGTATCGCCATGTTCTTCGCATTCGTTTTGACAGAACTGAATACTGCTAAAGTCAACATTACCATCATCAAGGACAATATGCAGGTACCCGCCAGCGCCCTTGTCCGGCATCTGATAATAGTATGCAATCAGTTCTTTTAAGCGTGGTTTGTATGCTTCGAAGTTCATGCTTACAAATTTACGGCTAATTCGGTGCCGGTTAGGAATGGAAATGCGTTTTGCAGTTCATGTAAATATTGAAAACTGTAAGGCAAAAAGCAATCACCATAAGGGTTATTGATCCATGTTTTACTACCTATCTCAATGAATAATGTCTTCCCATTCCGGATTTCAAATCCAAACATATCAAGGGTTTGCACAAAACCGCATTTCCCTAATAGTTCAGGGGTTAATGGGATGGGATCAAACTGGTCCAACTCGATCCATGTTTCCTCATCTTTATTTTTTACCCCTAACCCGGCCGGGGCAATTTCAGTTACTTGGAAATAAACTCCATCATTATAGAAATTTACCCAGTTCCCGATCCGTAATTCAGTTGCTTTTATCATTGGTTTTGGTTTTCTTCAATCGCATATCCCTTAATTAACCCGGTACGAACCGCATGGGAAAAGGCGGCATACTCGCAACTATTCATTGCATGATCCCATCCCTCCTTTGGCTCATTGGTGATCTTCCCATCCTTATCCACGTAGAACATGTAGCGGCCCAGCTCCTCGGTAATGTTGGATGAATCAGCGGTATACGCACACCGGCGGCTTCTCAGGTGTAGCACCCTGGCAGCAATACAGCCTTTGCCTTTTACAGCTTTCACGGCTACAATCCGCAACTGCCTTAATTCCCGCTGTATGGCGTTATCATGGTCCATATAGCAGGGCTGCCCGAACTTGTAGCCGTGTTCATACATCAGTTTTGCAATGTGCCCACTGGCAATACCAGGAGCATAGCATAGTTCCTGAAATACATAATCGTAAGGTATGCCGATTGGTGCGATACCGCATTTAGTTACTACCGTAGGATCGTTGGTGTATCCCAAGTCCAGGCCCCAAACGATCTCTTTGCACTCCGGGAAATAATCAATCTTATGCCAGGCCGGGTAAACCATGCCCGACACTTTCGCCGTCAACCCCCGGGCGTACGCCTTCCAAAGTTCTTTATCGGCGATATTCTCAATACTGTCGTGGTTTTCCTGGCTGATGAAGTGATTATGAATGTGCCAGGACCGGATCACTTTCACTGATGGATATTCTTTTGTGCCGTTTTTATTGACCGGGCAATTGATGATCCGGTCATGCACATGGAAAAGTTCTACCGGGTTATAATCTATAAAGACCTTTCTTTTGGTCCTTTTTATGAGCTGCTGAACAGTTGCCCATTCGAAGTTTCGGGCCTCTGATATGTAAAGTATATCTCTTTTTGGGCCATCGGCATCCTTTGCGGTTTCATAACTTTTGAATATTATTTTACTACCGTTCTTGAAAAAAAAAGTATGAGGATGGCTAATATATTTCTGTACCGATTTCGCTATCGCGGCATTTTTCCTGTGCAAAGTTTCGGCTATTTCAAGAGTATCGCCCACCAGTTTAGGTATTGTTGCGCCAACGATCTCTATTTTTAATTCCGGTATTGTGATGGCGTAGTAAAACAAGATTCGCATAATAGCCTGGGATTTTCCAGATGAAGTTCCCCCCTGATTGATCACTATCTTTTCCGTAGCCGATATGGTAGCCCAGAATATAGGCATCTTTGAAGCTTCAGGGTAAAGCTCCATTTGGTTCGGCTGACTAACTGGCTGCATTTTGCTTGTTTAAAAAGCGCTGCTTTGCTGCTTCACCAATCCTTCGCTTTGTTTCATCGGTCATGGGTTTGCGCTTCACCCCCAGTTTTGACAACCTCATTTTTTGTTTTGCCGAATCGCTATGCTTTGCGCCATCCCAGTAATTCCATTCTGCCAATGTTTTCTTTAATTTTTCTATACTCTCAGGTTTTCTCTTAACGCCATTTTGCCTTATTACCATTGCAGCCCTTTGTTCAGCAGTTCTTTTTAGTCCTTTTATGGCTTTAGACATATTCATCCTGGATTGCTCACTGAACTTTTTACCTAACGTTGGAGGAATTTGTTTTGCACGGGCAATCTTTATTTTTTCTATTGTAGCCTTGGAAGATCGTCCGCCAATCCCACCCTCTTTCATATTCAGCAATTCAATACCAGCAGCCCTGTGTAACTCCATGTAAAGTATTTCATACTCATCCAAAACAGACTGAGTTACATCTTCTGGCAATTCGTGTAGTATATCAAGCTTATGTTGTTTGAATCCATATTTCACCAACGACCTGTAAAGGCCAATTTGCTCTTTGCAAGCTGCTGATGAATAATATTTCATTCGCCGCTTTATATTCCAGCTTTGACCGATATAGGCTTTGCCCGATGGGCTTGTCAATCTGTATATTCCTGTCATTTGCTCCATTTACGGATGATAAATAGTAATGTCAGGATGTATAGGGCTGATATTGCCACCTTCCATGCAATGAATCCCAACCCCCAAAACCACATCAAAGGGCATGAAAAAAGGATGATCGCGGTTATTAAACTGATTTTATTATGCAGGCTCATCTTCTCCATCGGTATTTGAGGGTAAGGAAATATCCATTCCAGCGGGAAGGGTAAGGGTGATCATCGGGATTGAGTTTCCTTCGGTGTCAGTTTGGGCAACTTTTAAGGCTTTGTGGCTGCCATCCATTTTATTATGTTCATTTATTGCCGCTACCCTGGCGCTATGGCTTGGTAGTTCCACCATCTTTATCTTTTCAAACTTGCCCTTTGCCGGATTGTACTTTACATCGTTCCTGGGTATTTTCATTTCGCCATTGTAGATCTTGGTAAGCAGTTCCATTCGTTGGGCAGCGGTGCCGATCTTCATCCCCTCGGTGGCCTCGATGGCTTTGGTCTTTACCTTTTCGGATATCTGCTTATTCACTCCCTGAAGCTCCGCAATTCTCGCACAGATTTCAGGAAGTTTAAGTAAGCGCGAGCCGCCGACCTTACACGTTCCCTCGTTTTTGCTATTAAACGCTTGACTATAAGCATGTGATGCAGCCTTCCCTTCGGCGACTAACTCGCAGAACATGCTCTGTTTTTCCGTTAAAGTTATCATGTGGTTAACGTTGGGTTAGTGATTTCTACGTCTGATGATAACCGGTTATCATTTAGCATATGCCTATTTTTAAGGCTCAAAAGTAAATCTTTTATTTACTTTCTGGCACTATCCATTCCCCAGCATCTTAAACCCGCGTCCTTATGTATTCTCATAATTAAAAAAGTTTAGTACAATACCTGAATCCCTGAAACCCTTTCAACTGTCTTTCAAACGGGCACACTTTCACAGGCCCGGCCAGTATAATGTGAGGAAAAAGCACTGTATGCCATAATGCCCAACTGAAATGCTGCCATTGGTCAATAGGCTTTCCCACTTCCTTTAGCCTTGAAGGTTTGTGATCTGTTGAAAATCCGCCGTAATAGCATCGGTATTTTAATTTACCTGACACTATTATGTAGACGTAATTGATATCGTGCTTTGGCGATCGCAGAGCTTTGTTGTACCATAAAGCTTCGTCTCTCTGCATACTTTCCTCGAATATCCTACAGAATTCTTTTAGCCCGTGCCGTTGGTTGATCAGGTCGTCGCTCCAGGTGATAACGATGCCTTCTGGTAGGATTGATGGGTCTTTTGAATATCCGGCTGCTGTGATCATTGATTCGTTTTGACTTTGTAAGGGAATTTTGCTACATGGAAATACCGGTAAATCTCTTTGTAAGACTTAATCTTCGACAGCGCTGCCTTTTTAAGCAGGGCAGTTTGGTAGTCTGTGCCCTGGGTGATAGCAAGGCGCATTTTATTTGTTCTCACCTGTGCGGCGACACAGTATTGCTGAACATCATTTTTTATCATAAAAACAGTTTTGATTTGGTAGAATTAGGATCCCCATTTCTCAATATCATTACGTAGAGCATCCAACATGAAATGTCCTAACGGTGTAAGATTATTATCCCATCCAATCTCAATAATTCCGACTGAATTTAAGGCGGTCAAATACTCGCCATTAGGGGCCTGCGGCGACCCGGTTTCACCTTTTTTAATTGCACTTAGTACATTGTGCATTACTTGCTTTTCTAAAGGAACGCTCATGGTATTACTGTTTAGTTGGATTATGGGTTTAAAGACAGTTGTAACAAATAAAATCGTTGCTGGTAATTACTTCCGGTGGGCGTAAATCCCAGGCGAAGTGTT